CCACGTTCCAGTCCGCGGCGACACTCGACGACACGGCATTCGTGCTGTTGCCATTCGTCACGTACGCGTTCGGTACGCTGTCCAGGTATAAGGTCCATCGCCAATTGGGGGCCGACCAATTGCCGACCGTGAGAATTGACTCGTAATTCGCCGCCGGGATGTACTTGCCGCCCAGCTCCACGAATCTCACGTAGAGCCAAGCGGCTTGTGGTGGGGCCGTGAACGGCGCTGATAACACATCGGCCGCGCTGCTAGCCGGTGTGTAGCTCGCGACGACATTCGTCGCGCCATGGACAGCCGTCGCGCCCCAGAAATACGTCCCGCTGACGCCGTCGCCGGTATACGTGGCGTTCCCATTGCCATCCGTGAGCTGACATGTCATCACGGAGCTTGTCGCAGCAGGGTCCACTTTCGCACGCCACCAAATCATGAACCACCCGTTCGCGAGCGGCGTGAGCTTCGAGGCTAGGACCACCCCCGTCGTGCCGAAGTTAGTCGCTGTCAGCGTTTGAGCGTGCAGATCATAGATCACGCCAGCGGCATTGAACGTGCCGTTCCCTTGGAAGTAGACCCGCCCCCGGTAGCGTCCGCCGCTTCGTACGTAGATGAGCCCGGTCAGCACGTCACCAAGTGCGATCGGGGTGCTGTTAGACTGGATGTAATGGGAGTCTGAACCGGTCAGCACGGCGGTATTCTCCACGACCAGATCCGCGGTGAGATTCCCGTCAGGCGCCTTGGCGACATTGGCTGTGACGGCGAGGATCTGGTTTCTGAACCATGACGGGTTGTCGATTGCCTCCTGGTTCGTGATATCAACAGTCGCAAGAGCATTCTCCACTAACGTTGTCTGCAGCCCATTCACATAATGTCCATCGCAAAGCACACCGCTCGGAAGCTGCTGGAGATATCCGTCCCGGGAGATCTGATACGCGATGTTCGCGCGGGTGTAGGTGTGTGCGAGCGGATCGGTGAGCGACTGGCCGGGTTCGTACTCATAGAACAAGCCGCGCATCGCTTGGAGGAAGTCGACGCTCGCGTTCCGGAGCTTCACCTTCTGGGCGAAGTCGAGACTTGGTGTGATGGAACGGCCGCCTGCCGTCGGTTCAGCCAAGTAGCAACTATCGACGTAGAAGGAAGGCACGGCGATGTCGGGGACGAACCTGAACGTGTTCTTCTGACGGGCCCAATCGAGGAAACCTTGCACGCTGCCCGCTCCGGCGATCGGAGATTGCAGTGTGTTCGGGGACTGGGAGCCGTAGAAGTTGGGTTGGAGAGGAAGGAACCGCGCTTCCACGTCAAGCGTGTAGTCGTATCCGGTGAGCCAGGCATCCTCAATTCCCGACGTGGCCTGGACGAAATCTGACCCTGGACGCGGCTCGCGGTCGGTGATCACGTTGAAAAGGGGGTAGCCGAAATTCAGGACGTTTTCGAAGTTCGGGCCCCACAGGATCGCGCTGACTCGCCTGCCCATTAGGCTGTCGCTCCTCTGATCACCACACGGCGACCCGACAGTTGCTCGAGTGCCGCGCCGAGAGCATCCGCTTGTCTCGGATCGCTCATGTCCAGCAAGCCCCCTTGAATGACGATCGTGCCCGCTCCTTGGTCCGGCTGCGGACCGGACGCTGTGCCCCCACCGCCCGACGCGCTGCCGCCGCCTCCACCGCTCCCCGCGAGTGCCCCTCCGCCGGCGTCCACTGAGCTTTGTGCGGCCTTGGAGAGCACGCTGCCGAGCGCGATCAGCGCGATACCGGCAGCGATGGCGGCGAACGGGTTGGCGATGAACTTCTTGATTGAAACCCCGGCGATGCCGTAGGCGATCAGTACGTGGCCTATCGTTTTGAGCATTCCGCCGAGTATTCCCTCAATCGCCGCCCCGAAGCCCTTAAAGCCGTGACTCATACCTCCGAAAATTGCGCCTAGCTGGGTGCCGACGGCTTCCAAACCGCTCGTCAGACCCTCTTGGAGGGCCGAGGTCACGCCGGAAAGCTGCGTCCCGTAAGCCTTGAGCCGGTTTAGCTGGGCGACGGTGATAGTGTCGAGGTTTATGCCGAGTTGTGTCGCGACGCTCAGGAGGCGGTTGTGATCCTCGAGGGTCGGCCCCAAGGCGTTCAGTGCATCGTCGTAGAGCTTGCCAGCGTCGGCCAGCCGGATGTACCGCTGCGCCAAATCGCCCATGCTGACATCGTCCGGGAGACTCGTTTCGAAGCCTGCTCCAGCTTCGATGAGCGAGTCGAGTTGTTGCTTCAGGGCTTGAGCGCTCGCCGCGTTCTTGTTGAACTCTGGTCCAAAGAGAGCGGCATTCCCGTTGAGTTGACGTATCGCGGTATTGTATTGATCGACGGAGGCTTTTATCGCGCGAAACAACTCGTCTTGTCGCTTGATCCCGTTGTTGGCGTTGTTGGTCTGGCCAGCGTGTTCGATCTGCGCGTCGATGCCCTTGAGCACGCTGGTGCGCCAGGCATCGAAGTCCGTCCGGACTTGTTTGATTACATCGCCCAGCTTGGGGATCCAGCCAAAGAGAAATCCAAATCCGGCAAGCAATCCGTCGATCGCCGCTGTGGTGCCTGCGACGATCGCGCGCCACACTTCGAGCAGGAAGACCTTCACCTGGCCGAAATGCGTGATAATGGCGATGGCGGCGGCGATGAGGAGGCCGATGGCTATGACCGCGATTCCAGGGCCGGTTGCCAGGGCGGCAAAGAGCGCTGGAAGCACCGCGAGCACACGGATCAAACTGCCGATCACTACGACCGTGGGACCCAGTGCGGCCAGGAGGAGCAGCACGGTGGTGATCGCCGACTTCACACCTGACGGCAAGCGACCGAAAGCTTGGACTGCCGACAATACCCAGTCGAGCACGCGTTGCCCAGCATCGATGAGCTTCAGAAACACCGGAGTCAACTGTTGCCCGACTGACTGGAAGACATCGTGAATCTTCGTTTTTAGCTGTGCATAGGCTGCAGCCAGCTTTGCTCCTGACTGCCCTGAACCTTCGAGTGCGGCTTGAAAGGCGCGCACCCCTGCGGCGACCAAGGGGAAGGAAAGTGCCTTCGAGATCAACTCGCCGGCCTCCGCAATTCGCTTGCCGGTTTTGTCCGCGCGCTCCGCAGCTGACTGCATCTCTTGATGAAAGCTGGTCGCGTTGACTTCCAGTGATAACGCCAAGACGTTTATGGTCATCTAGGTCCCTTAGCCTTCATGCGTTCGAGACTCACAGCTGCGTCCTGCGCGAGTTCTTCCTTCTGCTGCTCTTCCCGCTCGAGCAGGAAATACGCCATCCATTCGTTCAGTTGACTCGACGTCAATCCTGCAAGGAGTCCATCAACGTCAGCGATGCCGAGGCGGTCGGCGAGCCGATAGGCGAACTGCCGGACGGCCCGCCCTTCGAGTTTCCCGCCAGCTCCTCCACATCGTCATTCGTCATCCCCGACAGTTGCTGCGCGACTTCGAACAACCGGTTCAGCGCTGCCGCCGAGAGCTGCCCGACGGCGTCGACGTCGCTGTCGGCGAAGAGCCGGGCTCCGTCGAGACTGTGGACCGATTGCACGACCAGCTTCGCCCGCAGATTCACGAGGTTCGTCTCGTAGCTGCGCTTGCCGCGCTTCTGCACGCACGATGCTTCGAACGCATCCCGCTCGGCTCCCGTCAGCTCATGCACCATCACCGCGCCGCCCCACTCGGGGACGTCAACAGTCTCCTGCTTCAGCGCGCGCTTGGCGAGAATCGCTTCGCGCGTGAGTGGCCGGTTCTCAGCCATGTTGCCTCCTTCGGTCACGCTGTGAGCCGCGTCAACGAGCCCGCTGCCTCGATCGTCACTGCGGCGAGTTGCTCTTCGCCGACGCCGCCGGCGACGGGGTTGTACGACGAAATCGAGCCCTGCCCTGTCCACGCCGGGTTCGAGGTGCTACGCGCCGCGTTCACGGGACGCACTTCGATTGCGAACGGGGCCGCAGCGATCAACGGCGAGATTGTTGCGTCTACGGAGTTCGGGCCCACCGCGTAGTCCTGGTGGAAGGTGACCTTCAGGCTCCAGTCTTTCAGGC